TGAGGGCTACATCAACCCGCGTTGCACCAAGACAACGTGTCCTGAGGGTTCTTTCTGCTTGAAGCAGGCCAACCCCAATGAGGGTGCTGATGCGGACGGCGAGGAAGTCTGTGTTCCGATTGGTCCCAACCAACAATAAACAATAAACATCTAATGTGATTTTTAAAAATCCGCTTAGAAGTTTTTTACTTTGCCTCACGATCCATCTTGCGCTTGATAGCCAAATCCGCAGGACCCGAGAACATGCCGTCAAACTGGGAGGAGCCAGTTCCCAATGACGGAATAGAGGTATCTGTCTCTGTCTCTGCCTCTGCCTTAGAGACGGTGAGGTTCTTGCTAGAGTTGTAATCGGTATCGGCTGCCTGATTGCCATCCATATTCATCACACCCTTGCCCTTGCGGGCGCGCTCACGCTGCTCCTTGTGGAACACTTCACGAGCCTCCTCGTTCTCCTTGTATTTCTTCATGAGGGTGTTGAGCTGGTCTTCGGCGTATTCCTGGTCGGGGATAGCAGAAGGGGAAGGATCCCACGGCAGCCACTTGCCCACCTGACCCACGTAAATGTTGTGGTCCGGGTCCATCTTCTGAAGCTTCTTGGCACGAGCTTCGGCCTCTTCCTTTTGACCATAGGACCCACGAATTTTCATTCCACGCATAGTCGTCTGGAAGTTGTTCTTCGCATAGAAGTCATCTTCTAGCTTTGCAATATTGGTATACATGAAGTCATCAAATTCATCCTTGATGTTGCTGGCGCTGAGTTCCTTCAGATTGGCCTTGACAAACTTCTGGAAATCAGAGACATAGCTCTCAATTGTCAGCGTGGAATTCCGGCAAGCTGCGGCAGCACCACTGAGATCCAGAGCCTCGAGTCTGGTGGCTTCGGCATCTAGCTTTGCGTTGATAGATTGGATTTGCTTCACAAAGAACTCTTCCATTTTCTTCGTGCGGAGGTGAAAATCATACTGGTTGATGAATGAAGTAAAAAAGAACTGGTCCTTCCGGTTCAACACGTTCTCGGGGCTGATGAAACTCAAAAGACACCAGCGCTGGCTCGCGATTTCGGGATCATCGCTCAAAAAGGACTCCTTCTCTTCGTTAGACATTCTACTGGGGTTCGTGGAGACTCTTTAGATGAATAAAACGCAGTGAGTTCAATTAGTCTTCGGCTGAATAGGTCTCTGGAAGAAATTTTCTAAGTTCTGAATATAGAACAAATGGATGTCTCTGAAGTTGTCAATCGCGCTATCAAGTATTTAATTGAGGGCCTCGTCGTAGCTGGCGCTGCTATCTTCATCCCTCGCAAGAGCTTGCCTCTTGATGAAATCACCACACTCGCCCTCGTTGCCGCGGCGGTCTTCGCCGTCTTGGACTTGGTCTCCCCGTCTATCGGTGTGACGGCCAGACAGGGTGCTGGCTTCGGTCTTGGTGCTAACTTGGTGGGCTTCCCTCGCGGCTTGTAAGCAGTTACCCCCGTGTATCAATAATTCTCCCATGATTGTAAAACAATCCAATGAGAAGTAGAATGAAAGTCGGTTGGATTCTTGGTGTTGTCATTGGTATTTTAGCGCTTTGTTTGTTCATGCGGAAGGATGGCTTTACGAGCCCTGGCACGATGGTTCAGCTCGCATCCAGTCATGTTCCTACCCAAGAAGATGTAAACTATTATAAAAATATCTACCCAAAAATGGTGCGTCGTGACCTAACTGACATGACAGGTGGTGACCCTGGACCTATTTCTGTGCCGATGCCTCAATTATGGTTCTAAACGTGATTGTTAGACACTCCGAATATATTGCCAACTTAAATCTTGGCAAATCATCTGCCAAATTTTGTCTTGGCAAAACAATTTGTCGCGATTTTTCAAAATCGGGAAATTGGGGAGATATTCATCGAGTTCTAGCAGCTCGCAAAATTTATACAAGACATAGGAATAACTCAAAAAGTTGCTGCGACCCGCAGGACAATGTTTCTGGAAACTTGGTTGAATTTCAATAAACATGTGGCGCAGCTTTTCTTCTGTTTCTCTCGTAATCACAGGGGCATTTTTTCCATTGATGCGGTTCATAATATGAGGCGCATGCTCATAATACTTGTTAAATTTGAGTTTTTTCAGAATTTCACGAATCTTGGATGTCTTAATATTTCCAAGCTCCGTGATACGCTCCTTTTTCAATTCAGTCATAATCGCATCAAAGACTTCTTGAGGAATATCTGTAGATTCCTTGGCCTGAATCTGTGCCAACCATTCATTGAAATGATTAATGCGTTTGTAAGCGTAATAGCTAACTTCACGAGGAGGATCCTTGTAGGAAGGTTTGTCTGAATCCACCAAGACAAACTCCTGAAAGCCGCATTGAGGACAAGTAAAGAGCGCTTCATTGCTACTGAACACCATTTCGGTTCCACATTCGTTACATTCTCCATAGGGGTCATCGGGTGTGACACCGCTGGTTCTCGCATGCCCTGGATCCACTTTTTGTAAAAAACTCTCTAGCAATTTGTCACGACGCATATCTGAGCCAGTCACTGTCGCGCCAATCATTCCACCACTCAAATCTGAGGCAGTTTCTAAGACAGCCCAAATACTTCCAGGCTTGGACTTGACCACACGAGTTTCCTTGGATTCGACTCCACGACTAATTTTGTCTTGGATATCATAATATTGAAATAAGATATCTCCTGTTTCCAAAAAATAGTCATACACAGCTGTTCCAGACTTCCGTTTCTTATATTCTTTTAAAAGGTCTTGAAGGTCTTTTTCTAATTTCACCCGCTCAATGTCATCAGAACAACTATTTAATTTTTCTTTTAATTCACGAAAGTTTACTTCAATATCATCTAAATTCTTTGTTTCGTCTAAAATACGATTGAGATGAGAGTGGTGGATGCTGTCTAACGTAGTTCTCGCCTCAGGATTGCTTCTTTTCGTGGGGCGAATCTTAAAGAAGGGGTCACCCATTGACATCTGTAAAGGGGTTTCCTGGGAAGTGTTTAGACTAAAAAAACAGACCCTCCCGGTTAGTTTTCCAAAAACCCTTCTCTGGCAAATTTTTTTTCTCTTTTAAAGGTATAGACTCAAATGACAGGTGGTGGTTTGATGCAGCTCGTCGCCTATGGCGCCCAAGACGTTTACCTCACAGGTAACCCCCAGATCACTTTCTTCAAGGTTGTTTACCGTCGCCACACCAACTTCGCCATGGAGTCCATTGAGAACCCTTTCAACGGTTCCCCTGGCTTTGGCAAGCAGGTGACTGTCACTGTTCAGCGTAACGGTGACTTAATCTACCGTATGTATCTCCAGGCCACACTCCCTAAGGTGCAGCTGTTAGCCTCTGACGGCTCTGGTGCTCAGTTCCGCTGGCTCAACTGGGTTGGCCACAACTTGGTCCGCGAGGTCGAGCTCCAGATCGGTGGTCAGCGCATTGACAAGCACTATGGTCAGTGGCTCCACATCTGGAATGAGCTCACCCAGGAGCCTGGCAAGCAGGCCGGTTATGCCAAGATGGTTGGCAACGTCCCCCAGCTCACCAACCTCATCGTGCAGGGTGGCGAGACTTGCGACGACGACTGCGTCTCTGGCGAGCCCAACATGTCCAACGAGATTGGCAACTGCGCCCCTGAGTACACTCTCTACATCCCTCTCCAGTTCTGGTTCTGCCGCAACCCTGGTCTTGCTCTCCCTTTGATCGCCCTCCAGTACCACGAGGTCCGTATCAACTTGACCTTCAACGACATCCGCAACCTCTGCTTCGATGCCGCTCCCCAGAACTCCAACGTTCACGTCATCCGTGACCGCGTTGCCGCTGCCAACTTGGTTGCTGCCTCCCTCTACATCGACTACATCTACCTCGATACTGATGAGCGTCGCAAGTTCGCCCAGGTCTCCCACGAGTACCTCATCGACGTCCTCCAGTTCACTGGCGGTGAGTCCATCACCTCTTCTTCCAACAAGCTCAAGCTCAACTTCAACCACCCTTGCAAGGAGCTCATCTGGGTTGTCCAGCGCGATTCCTTCGTCGCCTGCGACGATGCTACCATCTTCCCTTGGAAGGGCCAGCAGCCTTTCAACTTCTCCGACTGGTGGGACAGATCTGTTCTTGAGTCTGGCTACTCCGTCACCCGCGTTGAGGGCATGGCTGGCAAGAACCCTTGCATCACTGCGCTCATCCAGCTCAACGGCCACGACCGATTCCAGGTCCGCGAAGGTCGCTACTTCAACGAGGTCCAGCCTTACCAGCACCACACCAACATCCCTGCCGTCGGTATCAACGTCTACTCATTCGCTCTCCAGCCTGAGCAGCACCAACCCTCTGGCACATGCAACTTGTCCCGTATTGATAACACCACGCTCCTCCTCACGGTGTCTAACAACGCGGTCGGCACAACCACAACCTCCACGGTCTATGTGTATGCCACCAACTACAACGTGCTCCGCGTGATGTCTGGTATGGGTGGTCTTGCCTACTCAAACTAAGCGCCAAACCACCCAGTGGTTTCCGGCAGTTTGTATGGTTGTTTTTTGTTCGTATTAATATTTCGTAAAATTTGATTTTATATTTCCATTTTTATAGTATAGTATTGCTATGGAACTGGAAGAGCTTGAATACAAAACTGGATACAGAAATTCTGGAAGAAAACCTGGTATTATTGATTATCGCTTTGTAACGCATAATACCAAGGAGTATGGTATTGGGATAATACAGCACAATGGGAGTGATATACAATTTGTCTTTGATAAAGAAGACTTTGAGAAGGTTGAAAAACGCCCCTGGCATGTTTCCTCAGGAAAATATATTGGATCAACCTTTTACCTTGATGGTGGTGTGAAACTAGAATTATATCTACACAATTTGGTTATGAATCACAATGCATTTAATGGAAAAGGGCCAAAACAATCCATAGACCATATTAACCGCAATGGCCTAGACAACCGCAAAGAAAATCTGCGGTTGATTACACAGAGTCAGCAGAACATCCATCAAATTAAAAAGAAACGAAATGTCATTCTTCCTGAAGGGTGTCCTATACAACCAAATGAGATTCCCAAACATATTTGGTATGTACGAGCACAAGGGCAACACGGTGACCGGTTTGCTATTGAATTCAAAACAGAAGGAATTTGTTGGAAGACGACCAGTTCCAAAGCAGTGTCTTTGCAACAGAAATTAGAACAAGCCAAAGCTAAGTTAGCAGAACTGTATGAAACATATCCACAGTTGAATCCAACCTATGAGGAAACAAAAACACAGGAGTTAGAAATGTCATTTCATGATATTATAATGAAGGGCTAAGTAGAAATGGATTCATCTGTTCTTGTAGAGCGTTAGGAAGAGGTTGCCCAGGACCAGCAGGAACTGATGTCCAACCTCTTTATGGCTCATTTTTTGAGTATGAGAAGAAGCTAAACTCGAAATACAGTTCCTAAGTAGACCAGCTATGTCCCTTCATACTCAAAATATTGTGTAGTTGAGTGTCTATACCCTCTTTATTCAACTAGCTCTGCTGTTTGAATACAGACGAACAAAAGAATCTCTAGTTTCTCGAAAATGAAAGAACAATACCCACAATTGCCATACAACCAACTAAGACAGCAGACAATACATACAAAAAAAACCATTTTGTTGTCGCACCTGAAAACTCGGTTAAGGGAGATGGAGAGGGATGCTGTGAGTTTTTGCGACAAATTGGACAGAATGGAAAGTCTAGATTACTGACTGCCTTTTTCTTGCGTATCCATTGATTCCAGCAAACTGAATGCACATGAAATCTACACCCACATGTTGTATACTGACTACTTTCTACAAGAGCACAACCACTTTCATGGGTGATGTCAAGGCAGACTAAACATTCTTCGTCAGGGGTCACTGCTGTAAGTTCTGTAAGTGAAGTTGTGGAAGTTGACGGCTTCATTAAACTAAACAAAACAACTAACTTTAGATTCTGTTTAAGACGATACTTTAGAGACTATTTGAACAGGAGCTTCACTTAATCCATCATCATCACGCTTTTTAAAATATTGAAAATACAAGGGATTCCATTTTTCTTTGTCTTTCCATTCCCAAATTCCGTTTTTGTTTTTCTCAATGTAGTCTTCAATATCTCCTTTAATATTTAACATTTTGTGCCGTTCCGCATATTGGCGATTCTCGCGGGAACCATGATACAAATGATAGAGATCTACATCTTTCAAATACGTCACTTTAGGGGAAGGACGACTCTTGAATTCTAAATACTTGGTACCAAGAGGAGTTGGAAGGCTTTGAAATTTCTCAGGAAAGGCTTTGCCAAGCCATCCTGCGGAAGACAATGTATCTCCACTTCCTGAAATCGCGTAATCAAAGAACCCAACTTGTTTGTAAAAGCTGCGGCGCATACACCAAGCAAATCCAGGATGAAATGAAAAATCCCAGTCTACTTTTCCATTGCAGACCACTGATTTTCGTGTGAGCATTGTTTTCTTATAGGTTAAATCCAACCAATGCGCTCGTTCAAAAGGATGAACTACTTCATGTGAATTGAGTAAATCAGATGTTTTTTTATACCACGACTTGTCCATAAAAAAGATATCTGCATCTAAGAATGCGAGTTTCGTATACCAGCTAGGAATTTTGGTTTCTAGGACCCTACACAAGTTTTCCTTGTGAAACAGAAAAGATGAACCGGATACATGGAACGCATCAGGAATTTCAGGCTGACGTCCTTCATACACTAACTCTAATGTGTAAAAAGGTAGGCCTTGTGATACAAAAAGATTTCTCACGTAGAGATAATTCATAAGGATTCGTTTTGTTTGTGCTGGATTAAACAGAACAAAGCAAATGGCCATGTCCTTTTTTACTTTTGTCTGACTCTGCCCCATACCTACTTTTTACAGGAAAAATCAGCTATTTAAAATGAAAATCATCAAACACCACAAGGCATGAAATTAATCTTGTTTGAACCAACTAATATCAAAAATATCCATGTTAAAATTATTATGGCTCTTCAACTCATGTGTAAAGCGCGCAGCATTCAATTAGAGTTCTCTACACAGGTTGAGCGTCTCCAACTCAATGACTATGAAATTGTCTATGCGGTGAACTCCTTTATTGAACCTACAACGTTACCTTCCACTGTAAAGATAGTCTTTGGTCCTCAAATGGGAACCTTTAGTTTTCCAGGGATTACTGGTGCGTTTCGTGAAGAATTAGTAGGAAGATGTGTCTATAATGCGTTGTCTGAATGGGTTATCAAGATGCGAGAAGAATTTGCGCCGTCAAGCATTCCTGTTGTATGTTTCCCGTTTGCTATCGATACGAAAAAGTTTGAACTCAAAGAGAAACCCAAAGATCTTGATTGTCTTGTCTATATTAAACATAGAGAGCCAAGTTTCATAGACAAAGCACTCAAGATAATTCAGGACTCAGAAGTTTCCTATGAGACAATCACCTATGCGAATTATTATGAATCAGACTATATGTCACTTCTTGAGCGGTCTAGATTTATGATTTGTTTGGATGCCAATGAAACACAGGGATTTGCCTTGGAAGAAGCGATGGCCTGTGATGTTCCTTTATTGGTCTGTGATGTCAAATCTATGTATGAGGAGTATTATGATACTGTTCAACCTCATGGACATTTAGCACCCACAAAAAATCTGTTTGCCACAAGTGTCCCGTATTGGTCTGATGACTGTGGCATCCGCATCTATAGTCTAGACGACTTGTCAAAGACCATTGAAACAATGAAAAAGAATGAATTTCATCCTCGTCCTTATATTCTTGAGACCTTATCTCCTGGTGTCTGTATGGATCGCATTCTGAACTATTTTGGTTTGATGGCGTAAGTCTGCGTTATCGCCGAAGCCTACGCGTTTTCCCTCGTGTTCCTCCTGTTGCTACAGCCTGTTTGGGTGTAAGCAGTGTTCCAGTTGCAATACCACTCAAGAAACTATTGCTCTGTTCACGTCCAAATTCTGCAAATTCAAACCGAACAGCCACTATTTTTTCACCAGGACCTATCTTTGCTTGAAGATTCTGAATGAGTTTCGAAGTGACATCATTCACTTTTTTATTCATAATATCGGATTGACCCCCAAAAATGCCTGCAATTCCTGCTACAAATCCACGCGCCAAACTCAAGGCTTCCGTGTGTGTCGCAATAACGAATGATTTTACTTTATATTTATCTGTTTCATAAAAATCAGTTGTTGCGATACTCATTCTAGTCTCTCCTAGATTTTTTAAATCTAAACCTTCTAGCCTAAACCAGATAGAATGGATTCATTTCTCACACAAGTCCTGAAATCACCTTGGAAAGCCTATTGTATAAGTTTACCAAGATGTAGTGAGAGGCGAGAGTCTTTTTCAAACTGGGCGAAGGAAATTGGGCTGACGTTTACCTTTTGGGATGCGTTTGATAAACAATATCTTACACCTGAGCAGTTTGATTCTAAAAAAGTAATGGTTGGTGACCAGTTCTCCAAAGGAGCAACTGCGTGTCGGATAAGTCACGAATCCTTATGGCAACATATTGTAACAAACGATGGTCAATTGAAGACAGTTTTACTGTTTGAGGATGATGCGGGGTTCCGTTCAAAGACTCTAGGCGAGTTGAAAGACTTTCTTCAAGGGGCTCAACGACTTTCGAAACCGTGGTCTATCCTTCAATTGGGATTTGGAACAATGACAGGGGCCGACTTACATATCATGTCGTCTAGAAACCCACCCAATATCTTTCAAGTAGATTTCTGTGACCAGACACACGCAATGGTCTATACAAAAGAAGCAGTTCAAAAAATGCTAGCCTTGTCTCAGGTGGATAAGTATAAAACGCGTCCCTCGGATGGTCTTTTGTTGGCGTTTATCCAAAAACGACTAGGGATTGTCTATGCCCCTAGATCATCCATTGTGGAACAAGTTGATAGTATCAGTTTTATTTCGGATTCCACTCTCTAGTCTAGAACTATTCCATAGCGCATTTCTTTCCCCCGTAGCGACTCGCATAGGGAATCTTCCACAAACACGGATAAGGGAGCTTCATAGGTATGAAACGCTTCCGCATGGGAAGTTGAACGTTCAGAATCAAGCAGTGTATTCAATGCGATACACCTTCGTTCTACGGCTGAACTCCCACTTGCCTTTCGTGTGAGCCACTTCCATTTCCATTCAAATTGAAGCGCAGCTTGTTGTGTGGGAAACCCTGTAACTGAAAGAACTCGTTTCCAGTGGAGTCCTTTGGTCGCCTTGGCACCCCCAGTAAGTTCGCAATTATGTTGTCGGAGACGTCTATCTAGATTGACTGTAAATCCAACATAGGTTCTCCCTGTATCAGACGCTAAACAATAGCATGCGAAACTCATAGCTCTCTCCATACAATAAAATAGATCTCTCTCCTAAAGTAGATGAGTTCAATCTCGCCCCAGATTGGAAAGGGTTTTTTTCAAGACTTTCAAAAAAAGGTATGGAATCGTCTCTCAGGTCGGAAAACGATTACCCAAAAACTCTTGAAGCCTTTAAAAGACTCTACAAAACAGACGATTCAGAATCAACTTCAAAAAAATACACAGCGGAGAACTACGCTCAAACAAAAGAAACAACGCACCCAACGAGAGCTACAAGAACTCAAAGTCTTGGACAAGACGATTCCTGCGCTTCAAACTGTCTTGAAAGCAAAGATTGCGCCCACACAAGACGAGTATGAGAGACAACGGAAGGAGTTGCTCAATCAACGCCCTTTGAAGCAAAAAGCTTACAACAAATATTACAACGAGGACC